AAGAAAGGCACAAAACAAATGAATAATAAACCAGTAGCGTGGATGGATGATTTAAGTTTTTTTACAAAAAAGCCTGAAGATATGGAAGGGGTTATTCCACTTTATACCCATTCAGCAAAGACACTAACAGATGAGGAAATAGAACAAATTGCAGATGACCATATTGATTGGGTATATGAAACTGGTTTTATTGAATTTGCTAGAGCAATACTAAGAAAGGCACAAGATAAATGACTACTTTTACTACTGAAGATAGAGAAGCAATTATTAAGGCTATGTATAAAGCAGTAGAGCCTATTCCTTTTGCTGGCATGGTTACCATTAACCATCCAGAAAGAATGCTTGAACAAGGTTCTGATGAATGGAAGAAGGCAAAATTAGGCTATGTCTCTGGCAGTTCTGTAGCTGATACTATGGCTAAAGGCAAAGCTGGTGCTGAGTCTTTAACTAGAAAAAAATACAGAACTAGACTTGTAGCTGAAAGGCTTACTGGTGAAATACAAGAAGGATTTTCTAGCCCAGCTATGGAATGGGGTGTTAAAACNGAANCACAAGCAAGACAAGCATATGAAGTTTTTGCTAATACTTTTGTGGATAAAACAGGCTTTTGGAAGCATNCAGAAATTAATTGGCTTGGTTGTAGCCCAGATGGTCTTGTTGGTGATGATGGATTAGTAGANATTAANTGCCCTAATACTACAACTCATCTAGACTATATTTGGGCTGATGAAGTTCCAAGTGCTTATTATTGGCAAATGCAATGTCAGATGTGGGTTACTAATCGTGAATGGTGCGATTTTGTTAGTTTTGACCCACGCTTGCCAGAAAAGAATCGTTTGTTTGTAAAACGATGCCATAGGAGTAATGATTCTATTGCCGATATGGAGTTAGCAGTAAAGGTGTTTCTAGCAGAAGTAGAAACAATAATTAAAATCCTCTCAGGAGAAAAATGATGGCGGTTGTTAGATACGAAGTAAAAGCAAAGAATGGCACTTATAAAGATCGTAATGGCGAAGAAAAGGCTAGATGGCATAACATGGGAGTTTGCTTCCAGAGCGATCAAGGGCATTTATCTTTAAAAATTGATTCAATTCCTGTAAACTGGGATGGTTGGATTTCATTATTTGAGCCAAAGCCTAAAGAAGCTGGTAATAAACCTACTGCTCATGGTGCTGGAGCTACAATAATAGATGATGATATTCCGTTTTAAGTAATAAGAGGGGATAAAACCCCTCCCATCTATGGGGGGTAGTAAGAGCGACATCTCTATAATCTGTTTCGGCATAAAGAACCGACCTTTTCGTGGCTACCCCCCACCCTTTTCATGTAGTGAAATAGTATTATTTATTTTTAGTTTGTTATGAACTACTGATAGAAGTGTATATAATACTACTTATGGACACATTGTTNNTACCATTGAAAAGGAAATAAAATGCAAAATCAAGAAATCAAAATGTTAGGTTGTACAAACCAAGATTTGGAATTATCTTTCAATCTTTCTTATAACATTAATATGCGTTTAGCTGGAATGTTATCCGATGTTCAAGAATTAATTGAAAACGGAAATAAAGAAAAAGCTAATCAAATTTTAAATCAAGTTAAATATTACTTTTTTGAATATACAGACACACGCAATCAAATTCTAGCAGTAAAACAAGACTAACTGATGAGGCTTTAATAGCCGAAACCCTAGAAATAGGGTATTAGTCAAATCCATGAAAAGGAAAAGTTATGAAACATCAATTACAAATTCAAAAAATTAAATCCACTATTTTTCGTGTCCTTTGCGATACAACTGAGAATGGTGTGTTTTATGTAGCCAAATCCAAATCTGGTTCTTGGGCAGTTCATAAGAATGGTGTAGTTTTGGATTTTGCTCCTAACAAACCAATGGCTATTGCCCTTGCAATTAACTTGTGGGAGCCAAAATAATGAAAGACTTTATCTTAGCTTGTTTGCTTGGAACAGTATTAGGTATTATGTTTGCAGTAGGTATTATGGGTATTACATTAGGTCAATTTTTGACTTTATTTATTTAATCACGAAAAGGAAATAAAAATGGCACATGAAATCACAATCCGTCAAGATGGCTTTGCTGAAATGGCTTTTNTAGGTGAAACCCCTTGGCATGAACTTGGTCAGCAACTTGACCAAAATTCAGATATGGCAACTTGGCGTAAAGCGGCTGGAATGGATTGGACTTTAGAATCAACACCAGTTGAGTTTGTTGCTAATGGCAATAATCAAACTTTTGGCGGTCAAAATGTTTTATATCGNAGTGATACAAATGCACCAATGTCCGTAGTATCAGATCGTTATAAACCAGTACAACCAGCCGAAGTGCTTGATTTCTTTAAAGATTTAGTAGAAGAATCAGGATTTAAACTTCATACTGCTGGAACATTATTTGGTGGCAAACGCTTATGGGCTTTAGCTGAAACTGGTAAATTTGGTGAAATTTGCAAAGATGATGGAATTGGTGGCTTTTTACTACTATCCACTTCATGCGATAGGTCTTTATCGACTACAGCACGATTCACCAGCGTTAGGGTTGTTTGCAATAATACTTTATCAATGGCAACCAAAGACGNCACAGACTGTGTTTCATTTACACATGCTAGAGAATTTGACCATGCGTTAATGAAAGCTAAATTAGGTTTAGCAGTTGAATCATTCTCAGCTTTTATGGAAATGGGCAAATATTTGCAAAAGCAAAATATGACTGCTTATGCGGCTAGTGAGTTTGTTACAAACTTATTAGCTAATCCAGCTAAATTACTTGATCCTGAATACAACATCAATGATTCCAAAGGCTTTACAAAGATTTTGGATTTATTCNAAGGTCAAGCTAAAGGTTCAGAATTGGTAGGTCAAACCAAATGGGGAATGCTAAATGCTGTAACGGAATATTTTGATCATCATCATCCAGCAAGAACGGCTGATGCTAGATTAAATAATACTTGGTTTGGAACTGGTAATAGTGTAAAAGCTAAAGCAATCCAATTACTTGTAGCTTAATAATACTGTGTGGTATGATCCCCTAAGTAATACTACTTGGGGGATTATTATGGCTAATGCGGCAAATAAAGTAAGGGCTGAGTTCGTGAAACATAGCACTTTAACGCTAACTCAAATNAAGGCTTATGTACCTGATTTGGAAAAAAATGAGATTTCAATGGCATTGTGTTATTTAATGAGGCAGAAGTATTTAAGCAGAAAGCCCATAAACAATACGCTAGAGAAGCAAAGAAAAGAAGTGTGGGAATATACCTACCATGCTAATAAAATCGCATGAAGCGTATCTTAGTTACTGGTGGGGCTGGTTTCTTAGGCTCACATCTTATTGATTTGTTACTTAAAGACGGAAATGAGGTGATATGTGCCGACAATTTCTATACTGGGGCTAAATCCAATATTGCTCACAATTTCGACAATCCTAATTTTGAGCTTATTCGTCACGATGTATCTTTTCCGCTTTATGTGGAAGTGGATGAAATCTACAATTTAGCTTGTCCAGCAAGTCCAGTTCATTATCAACATGATCCAGTTCAAACTACAAAGACTAGCGTATTAGGTGCTATCAATCTTTTAGGTCTTGCAAAACGCACAGGAGCCAAGATACTACAAGCCAGCACTAGCGAAGTCTATGGTGATCCAAAAATGCACCCACAAAGAGAAGATTACTGGGGGCATGTAAATCCAATTGGATTAAGAGCTTGTTATGACGAAGGTAAACGCTGTTCGGAAACTCTCTTTTTTGACTATCACAGACAGTATGATGTAGATATATCTGTAGCAAGAATCTTTAATACTTATGGTCCACGCATGAGTATTAATGATGGTCGTGTTGTAAGTAATTTTATTGTGCAAGCGTTGACTGGGCAACCAATCACAATTTATGGGTTAGGTGAGCAAACTAGGTCTTTTTGTTATGTAGATGATTTGGTTCGTGGCTTAAAGTCTTTAATGGAAAGCCCAGTTAATGGTCCTTTGAATTTAGGAAATCCAGTTGAGTTTACGATTTCAGAATTGGCTGAATTGATATTAGAATTAACTGGTGTAAATCCACGAATTGACTATCGCCCTATACCTTCAGATGATCCAGTGCAAAGAAAACCAGATATTTCTTATGCAAAAAGAGCTTTAGATTTTGAGCCTAAGATACAACTTCGTGAAGGCTTAAAACAAACTATTGAATATTTTTCAAATATTTTAAATTAGGAGAAAAAATGTCAGTATTACAAGAAAATAGACACATAGGATTGCAAAGATTTCTTACAAATATACAAAAATATAGAGACATTGATAAAGAAAAATTAGCTTTAATTGCTGAAACTACAATTAAATATCTAAACTCAAATACAGAACAAAGACAAAAAATACAATATGACCAAGCATTAGAACAAAGATGGTATCAAGGCTTAAAAGAAGGATTTTTTGATTATGATGTATATAATACTGATGATTACATAGCAGAATTATGGGCTTGTTGGATTGTATATTCAAAAAGACATCTTCTAAATATCACCAAAATTAATTCTTTACCGCCTATAGGAATAGCAAATACTTTGCATCCGCTTAGAAAAATTTTAGATTTGGGTTGCGGATTTGGGTATACAACTGCGGCAATAAAAGAGTTATTTCCTAATGCTGAAGTTACTGGAACTAATTTGGATAATACTATTCAAATGGATGTAGCAAAACACTTATCTAAAGAATATAACTTTAATATGGTTTCTGATGTAAATGAATTGTCAGGACAATATGATTTAATTTTTGCTAGTGAATACTTTGAACATATACATGAACCAATAGAGCATTTAGATGAAATAGTTGGAAAATTAAACCCAAAAGCCTTTCTTATTGCTAATTCTTTCGGCACACAAGCAGTTGGTCACTTTCAAACTTACTTAGTTAATGGTAAGTTGATTGATGGTAAAGCTACTTCTAGAATATTTAATAATCAGTTAAGAAGATATGGCTATCAAAAAATCAAAACAAAATTATGGAATAACAGACCAGCTTATTGGAGAAAATATAAATGAGACCATTACCAACAAAAACTATGTTATTAGCTGATTTAAAGCCACACCCAAGAAACTATCGTGAACACCCTGAAGATCAACTGCTACATATAATCAAATCTATTGAAGAACATGGATTTTATCGTAATATTGTAGTTGCCAAAGATAATACTATTCTTGCTGGTCATGGGGTAGTTAAAGCAAGTTTGCAAATGGGATTAAAAGAAGCACCAGTAATTAAATTAGATATTGATTCTGAAAGCCCTAAAGCTCTTAAAGTATTGGCTGGGGATAATGAATTAGGAAAATTAGCGGAAGTAAATGACAGAGCTTTATCTGAATTACTAAAAGAAATTATGTCAAAAGATGTGGAAGGTTTATTAGGCACAGGTTTTGATGAAATGATGTTATCAAACTTAGTAATGACTACAAGACCAGCTTCAGAGATCAAAAACATTAATGAAGCGGCTGAATGGTTGGGTATGCCAGACTATGAGCCTACTGAAGTACCTTATAAGATTTCTATTAACTTTAGAAATATAGAAGATAGAACCCAATTTTTAGCTTTAAGCGGTTTGGAAATGACTGATAGCGAAAGCAAGACTTTAATTGGCTGGTTTCCCCCAAAAGAAAGAGAAGATAAGGCATCTGTGAAGTATGACTAAACCACGCTATCCTGTTTATGTAATATCTAAGGGTAGATATGAGAACTGCTTAACCGCTAAATTCTTAATACAGGATGGAATAGATTTCTTTTTGGTCGTAGAACCACAAGAAAAGAATGAATATGCTTTTAGATATGGAGAGGAAAGAGTATTAGTTCTTCCATTTGCCAATCTTGGGCTTGGATCAATACCAGCAAGAAACTTTTGTTGGGAACATTCAAAAGCAAATGGTCATTTTCGTCATTGGATACTAGATGACAATATTTCAAAAATGCGTAGGCTTACTAGGGGTAAACGATTAGCTTGTAATAGTAAATATGCTTTTGTAGCTACTGAAGATTTTACAGATCGTTATGAAAATATAGCTATTGCAGGGCTTAACTATACTTTCTTTGCAATAGCCAAAATGCCACCTTTTTATCTAAATTGCCATGTATATAGCACTTTGTTAATTCGTAATGACTTAGATTACAGGTGGAGAGGTAGATATAACGAAGATACAGATTTATGCTTACAAGTATTATCTGGCGGTTGGTGTACTGTGCTTATGAATGCTTTTTTAATTGATAAAATGGCTACTATGCA